CTGTGCTGTTAGCCAAAATCTTCGATTTTGGAGCCGACTCTAAACACTATGTGTTTAGCTGACAGCTATACTGTCAGTCCGAACGAAGAGGTTCCAAGATAGAAAAATGTATCAATTGTTCTGTTGAGTGTGGATTATTCAATTTGAATTTTACCAATGCTAATTTGTCACTTGACACTATAAAGTTTCCCAAGGAATGATGCACTTCAACATACCTGTGATTGCTTATTGCCATTGTATATAGCGTTACATCATCTTTAAATTCATAAAACATCATCCATAGTTTATGTGAATTATAGATGTCATCGGATGTTTCATTGATTATATTTTGTATCACATTTCTTGTGAAATTTCTATGTTTGGTATGTGTTGAACAAAAATAACAATGATTTTGGAAATTATCTCCTTGATTTAATTGCAATTTTATTAGTTTTCCTGTTATTTTTAGGCCGCATGCAACACATTTGATTCCTGTTGATTTTACATCAGTTAATAAAATCGTGTGAAGTGACTTTACAAGTTTATATCGATAGATTTCATTGTAATTACAGTGGATATGTTCGTATAATTTGATGTATTTTATTAATTTTTTATTAACAGAAATAATTTTTGGATTGTATGACAGGTCATCATTCACTGTTATATGTTCATATGGATTTCTAAATAAAATATTTTCGTATTGTTTTAATTTATTGTTCAAAATTACATTAAATAGTGTTGTAATCATCAATAAATTACCAGTGACATTTTCTTCGAATACAGAAAAACAATCATATTCTGTTTCATTGTTGTTGAACTTTATCGTTCTTAAATTGTAATCATTTTGCAGACAACGTACATCATTTATGAATATAGTTTTATTTATACAAATTATCAATATATAATTATAAAAGACGTTTTCTTTTTTAAATAAATGTTTGTATAAAAATTGACTATTTTTATTAATTACAAACATGATTAACAAAAGATCTAATATAAATTTTAAAAAAGGAAATACCAACATGGGAAATACTAATATGGGAAATACCAACAACGATATTTATAATTCTCAAGCAAAATACAAAATAGTCAGCAAGAATAAATATAAATCTAAAAAAAGGAATAAACCAACTGTGAAAAAAGTATATCGGTTTGGTTCGTTTACTATTGTATTAAATGACAAAGGAGAACTATGTGTAGTATGCGGGAGTAAAAAAAATACATACTCGTTTATAACATTATTGACAAAACAACAACTTGGTCAATATCAAATTGAGACATATATGAATAATCTGTTCCACAATGAATTAATATCAATGTTAAATGGAAATTACAGAGAAATGATAAAATTATCAAATGCGAGTGAAATAAGAAAAATCGCAAATAATAATAAACCCATCAATCCAAAAAAACAATATAAGTTGAACACGTTGCACGAAATCAGACAAAAAAGATTCAAACGAATATTCATGATCAATTCTAACAAAGAGGGATGGAAATATAAAAAAGAGTACCTTGAAATTTTAAAATCTGCCAAATGGTGTAAAGCACATTGGGAAATTCCAAAAGGAAAAATTGAAGGAAATGAGTCCGGTTATGAAGCAGCTATGCGAGAAAATGAAGAAGAAACTGGCATTCCACCAGATATGTTAACATTTACCGGAAATCAATATACGTGTAATTTTGAAGATGATGGAATCGAATATGAATATGTGTATTATGAACATATGTTAAATTCTAAAGGATTAATGAAATACAATAACGACTCTAAATTTGAAATTCCACCTCTTTCTCAATCAAACGCTATGTTAGAATTATGTGAATTGGAATTGATACCATTGAAAAACAACAAATGGATGAGATATGTAAATAAAGCTAGAAACAACAGTGGTTATCCAAATAAATATGCTGATAATTTAGAATTAATATTTAAACAATTATTGAGACAGATGAACAAGCAAGATGTTTATGGAAAAACGCTCAAGCACATGAAACTTTTAAAGAATGCAATTTTGAATAAGGCGGCCCCAATTAACAATTGTGCGGTGAATATATATGATTATCTCAATACCCACTGGGATGTAACAGGATTACCGTCGGGAACGGTGAGAAGCATCATTTATAAAATGTCTTGATCTTGTCTTGCTCTGACTAAGCAAGCTTAGTCTTCGCCTCCTCTCGACGGTAACCCGCCGATCCGTCGTTCTATCGGTAATCCGTAGGATTACGCAACAGCTCTATAACCTACGGTTATAGCTGAACACCGAGTGTTCAGTGCTGTTGTCGATATTTTTTTATAAATATAAATTTGATCCCGCAACTAATAAAAAATATCGACAACAGCACTGAACACTCGGTGTTCAGCTATAACCGTAGGTTATAGAGCTGTTGCGTAATCCTACGGATTACCGCTAGAACGACGGATCGGCGGGTTACCGTCGAGAGGAGGCGAAGACTAAGCTTGCTTAGTCAGAGCAAAACAAGACCTTTCCATTTTTTGTTAAAAGATGAGTTAAAATAACCCGTTCCCAATTCAAATTTAATTTTTTCTATGATAACTTTTATTTTATCACATCCCCATATATGATTTTTATCTTTGATTATTGGAAATATCATCAACATCCACATGTCTCTTAATTTATTGTATTTTTTGACATTGAAATTGATTGCTTTTAACATTTCATCTTTGCGTTTTTTTGCAATTGACAATGCTTTTGGATAATGCAACCATTCATACAATAAACCTATTTTTTCATAAACGTGTAAAAATCCATGTGTAATCCAAATAAAATAATCGTCAGATGAATCAAAATCTGCAAATTGTTTTTTTTGTAAAGTGAATTTACAAATTCTGAATACTCCTCTTTTTATTCCCATCGCCTCTAATCTATCAGCATCTCGCACTATTTTTAATGATATTATTTGATTCTCAGTATAGTTTGATCCTTCAAATTCGTTATTATCTATTTTACCTTTACTTTTTCTCATCTGTTTGCTCCAAGAAACATCATCAATTAATTTGCATATCACATCTAGATCAAATCCATGAGTTTCAATATAATCGTCTCTTTTTTTTTTGTTGTTATTGTGGTATTTATGATCACATACATCATGCAAATATGATAACAATAATGATAACTTTATTATTTCTTTATCTGTTATTTTTAATGCAACAATTATGTCCATGGATAGTTTTGCGACGTTTAGAGCATGAATATGATCATGAGATTCATCCCAGTCATGAACCCATTCTGTAACTTTTTTGAATATATCTTTGCAACCTTGTGGCAATAAATTGACAGGTACTTTAATATTCATATCATGTATCACAATTTGTTTCAAATTGGTCTGAGACTGGGTGTCTGTTTTAGTTTCTAAATTAGCTTTCATTTGTGCGAAATAATGTATTTTTTTAATGTGTAAGTTATCTTTGTATTAATTTCAATTTCTAATCAATGTGGTAAAATTTGAAAACACATGTTACATTACAAACATAATGAACACAATAGATTTACCAATAGAACCGATCCAATTTTATACCCAAACCAAATCGGACAATGTCACATTAACATTATTATTATTTTTAATAGTTTTGTTGTTTCCGATGACTTATAAACTAGTCAGTAAATTAGTTCAAACAATGGAACTGTTAAAAATACAGTGTGCATCAAATAAAATAACATGTTCTAAATTAATGTCCATATTAGAAGAATTAGATGACGAAGAGTCCGACGATGTAAAAATGATTGAACCCGTATTCCTTGTTAATAAATGTGATGATGCTGCAATTATGCCGAAACGAGCAAATGCAAATGATGCTGGATATGATCTATTTGCGATAGATGATGTTAAAATTGATGCACATGGACAAGATTTGATCGGAACTGGATTATGTGTGGCGATACCTAAAGGATATTACGGACAAATACAACCTAGATCATCATTAGCTGTAAAATACAGAGTAACACCTGAAGGAGGAGTCATTGATTCTGGTTACAGAGGCGAAGTAAAAGTAATATTGCACAACATGTCAGATAATGTATTTGAAATTAAAAAAGGAAATAAAATTGCGCAATTAATTCTTATAAAAATTATAACTCCTGATATCATGGAAGTATCAGAATTAACAACAACTGTTAGAGGAACAGGAGGATTTGGTTCAACTGGTCGTTAGTCGTCGTATTTCCGCAGGCTAACTCAGATACTAACTCTTCGAGTCTAATATCGAAGATATTAGCTAAACAGAGATAAATTATTTATAATTTACTCTTGATCTTTGATTTTGCGGGAGTCATAAGACAATAATATTCTAAATATTTTTTTTGATAAAAAGTGAATAAACACACAAGATAATAAACATGATCAACAATAAAATCCAAAACCCTATAATCCCATACGAATTGTTAAAAATCATATATGAATATGACGAAGGGAACATAAATTATTGCAAGTTAACTAATAATATAAGTTATGTGTTGGGCAATACAGACATAATGTATTTTACGATATGGATAAATAAATGTGATAATATAGACGAAGATGTTCTTTCAATGTTTCTGATATGGTATCGCAAACACACCAGCAAAAAAAATATGAAAAAAACATACGATTTGTTGTCGACCGATCTATCAAGAAACATGAATATGTCGGTACAGTTCATCATTGATAATATTAAATACCTTGTTCCAGAAATGTTCAATTGTAACAGTAAAATACTTGATAATATAATAAATGTTGATTTGACAAAACAAAATGCTTTTGATGTGTTCAAGTTAATACTGACAATGTACATTGATTTAAATAAATATTGTTCAAGTTACCAAAATATACTTGAAAGTCAATTTAAGCGCATGTACAGTAACAATGTTGTACAACGTCCTCATAATTTTGTAAAAATATCAAATATAACAAAAAAACGAAAATTGGTTCTGAAAAAATATAAATCGGTCATTGAATTGCTTGATGTTAAAATAATAACAAATAAAAAATACAAACGATTTATACCCTGGACACATTTGATCAATATTGATATTTTTCCAAAGAAAATAATATTACAGCATTTCGAAGAGAATTTTACACCAGAATCAACACTGTATGATATAAACAGCGGAAGTACTAAACGTCCAAAAATATTAGATATATTGAAACCGAAAACGATAATAACATCTGTTGCGCAAACAATGGTGATTGACACAAAAAACAAATATCAATTATTATATGGGTTAGGAATAGATGAAGTATATATGTTGTTGCCGAGTTTTGAAAGATACATGACAATACGAAGAGCGAGATCACGATTATCCTAGTCTTGCAGGAGCAGCAAGACCTCTTGAGCTAATTTTTTACATATTTTACGTTTAGATGTTTTTTGGACTTTACTCAATACATCTTCTGTCATGTTGATGATTTCTATCAGTGTATGTGTTTCCATCATGTATTTGACGCTGTTCATTGATAAGCCGCGGATTTCAGTGAATGCTTTTAACAGGTGTTTATTATGGACTCCCTTTGACAATTGTCCTGAAAATGTATCCAAAAATTTAACAATTATTTTAGACATTGGGCGACCAGATCTATATTGTATTGGATGTTTGAGACCGACGCCATTAATAAAGTCTTTTAATGTATTTTGAGACCTGGCTAACCCAATTGCGCCCTGTGTTGAAACTTTTGGAAAACATTTCCACAATTTAATTTGTTTGTCTTCTAATGTGCTTAATTTCTGACATCCTTTCATATCAGTTAATATTTGGGATAGATCCAGCTTAGATTCTTTCTTTTCTTCAACAGGTAACTTGGCGTCTGGCAAATAATGTTTGCAAAATGTATTTATGCGGCTAATAGTGTCTTTGACATTCTTTGTATGTACTATGTGTATATTATCTCGGAATATTAAATGGTCAAAGTGAGCTGTTATATTTGGCGGAACTTTCTTGTACCCGGTTTCAAGGAAATAGAATATTTTACATCCTGTTTTCTCTCGCAATGACAGAAGTTTCTCAACATTTTCTTTTCGACCATCTGTAAATGACGCCAACATATCAGCAATCGTCTTTCGCTCAATTATAAATAATATGCGATCATCGTCATAAACACAGTAATCTCCAACAGTTAACCGACATACATTATAATCTACTGTCAAATAATCCAAATACGGATAACATGCTTGTTCTCGATTGTCAATTAATAATATCATTTTGCAATGTATATTTATTTGTGTTTATGTTTTTAATTTGATAATATTGTAAAAATTGATTTTAAATTTACATTAAATCAAACTGCAATGAACGAACACAAACAATATACTAAACCAAAAACAATCATCCAAAAAAAGAAACAATGTATCTTATCGTATGGATATTTAGATAATTTATATTTTGTTGAAAGAAAAGATTTTGAGTTATTAAATTTGGAAAGAAAAACAATTGAATTAGTTATAAAAAATCTGTACAAAAATAAAGAATACGGCGGATTCAAATACAGTATAGATTCTTATTTGAATTCATTATTTGCATCTACGGTAGAATTGGACATTAAAGAAGTGGTCGATAATTTATATAACGATGGATTTCATGTTTGGAACAGATTGAACAAATATTATGTAGTTGCATTTGCCATAAATTATAACAGATTTGACATTTATTCAAAGGATTGTGATAAAAAACTTATTGAATGGGAAGATCTCGATAGTAGTGGTGACGACACAGACAAATCAGATGATAGCTGTGACTCAGATAATAAAAAAAAGAAAAATGGAAAGATTGTGTATCAAATCAATGATGAGAACTACAATGTAAATCCAGTTATAACTTTTGTGGCTGATATATTAACAAATGATTAACCACTCTCATCACTGTCGCTATCGCCTTCATAAAAACCGCCTTGATAAATATCACTTTTATTATCGTCTTTAAGGGTATATGACATTTTATTTTTTCCAGATAATATTGGATAATCTTTTCCTGTCAACTCTTTCCATTTTTTTCTTGAGACGAATTTTATTGTCAATTCTAAATACTTTTTGGTATATGAGTTGACACTGTTTGTGTCTGGATATATTTTTTGTTTAATTTGTGCTCCTAACTTAAATCCGTATTCAGCGTCCGACTCATCTGAGTCTGAATCATCACAAAATAATCCTCCGCATCCTCCGGCATTACTACTATCGCATTCTTTTACTGGTTTTTCTCCATATTTGTCTCCCTCTAGATCTTCGTTTTTACGAAACAAACCTTGTTGACAGTTTTTTATTCGATATACGTTTGACAATGAACATTTTGCTAATGTCATATTTTTTTGAGAGTTCAACATGTCACTAAAACTGTTAAATTTAGTTAAACATCCGCAATCGTTGCTCAAGAAAAATTTAGACTTATCATACATGACAGAATGAATAAAATGTGTATTATTTACAACTATGTTAAATGTATCGGTGTCGTTTAATCTCATAAGTCGAATTTCATCGGATTTAATTACAAACAGGTCATCAGTTGTCAATGGATAATTTTTTAATAACATATCATAACTGGTTAATTTCTCAGTATCAAATTTATTGTTGGTGAGTAAATATTTCTTTTTTGGATAAAATTTAAATGTGAGTCCTCCTTTGACAGATTTCCCCTCTCCACCTAATTTATTTTCTTCTATCGAATGTTCCATTGGAGTTGGCACAAATTGTCTAATTACTCCTTTTCCAGAGTTAAATCCATCAAGCCAAGGTTGAGTTTCTAATGTCATATAGTTTTGACAATGATTTCTGGTCTCATTCTTTGTTTGTTTTGTAAGAACATCACTGTCTTTATGACCTGTTAATGCATTGAGATAACCAGAACATACTTTCAATGCTCCAGATTTATTGCGATTTCCATAACCAACACCACTAAAATTAATCCATAATGCGTCTGTTGTCGGATCTATTGGCGCTACCAGTGTATTTTCTCCGATAGATATAATCGGCAATGTTTGAACTGAACACGGTAATTCATGAACTACTTTTGGATCATATTTTAACTGATATGTTCTTTGTAATGAAACTTTGATGTTGTCATTAAAATTAATTATGTCACCTTCTATTAAATAATTTATATCATTGTCTAATTTCACAATATCATCAGGAACTTCATTAGGTTGTATCCTGATAGGTTCGTAATCTCTGATACTCCATTTACAAAATGTATTTCTACCATTGATGGAAAACATATGGTCATCGTGATATGTAATATATTTACATTTTCTCTCAACAAAATGTTTTAACGGTTCGTCTGATTTTTCATCATATTTTTCTTTGTGGAAATTTTTTCCACATCCACATTTAAAATTAATTATTCCGCTCATTATTACAAACTAACTGTATTTATATCTTAAATACATAATACACTACATTTGTTCAACGAAAATCGTTTTGATAGATGAATTCTGATTTGATTAAAATAGTACTTGATTATGCTAATTTAGAAATCCATGGCACAAAGATAAATGATTGGATGTTAAACTACATAGATCATATTTGGATAACAGGAGAAGTAAATAAAAACTATACCAAGTTAATTATAAAATACAGAGGAATGTCCCTTGAGAATTTAAGAGAATTACAGTCTTGTGAGATTGAAGTTGAAATTATAGATGTGTCCACGTTAACAAATTTAAGAGATTTACATTGTGAAGATACTAATATCTCAGACGTGTCTATGTTGGTGAATTTGAAGAAATTAAATTGTGAAAATACTAAAATTACAGACGTGTCTATGTTGGTGAATTTGAAGAAATTAAATTGTGAAAATACTAAAATTACAGACGTGTCTATGTTGGTGAATTTAAGAGAATTACAGTGTACAGGTAGTGAAATTACAGATGTGTCAAAGTTAATAAATTTGAAGAAATTACAATGTAGTGAGACTGTAATTTCAGATGTGTCGACGTTAATAAAATTAGAGTATTTGGGTTGCGGGGATACTGGTGTTGCAGATGTATCGATGTTAGTGAATTTGAAGAAATTATCGTGTTGGTACACTAAAATAACAAACATAAATCCATTGATAAATTTGGAGTGGTTGGATTGTGCACATACTCTTGTTGCAGATGTGTCAAAGTTGGTGAATTTAAAGGAATTATATTGTAGTTATACTTCCATTGCGCGCGTATCAACATTAGTGAATTTAAAGGAATTATGGTGTGAACACACTAGAGTTCAATATGTGTCAAAGTTAGTGAAATTGAAGATATTGTGGTGTAAACACACTTTCATCACAGATGCGTCGTCATTGGTGAATTTAATCTTGTTGGATTGTGATGCAAATATGAAAAAACCAAAACATTATCTTCGATAAGTGTCTATTCACGAATTTCGCCATCAATAGTTTCGAGATCATAATCGTCGCCGAGGTCAATGTCTTGCATTCCCAATGGATCTGTTTCTTTGTCTTCGCTGTCAACTTCTTCAGTCCATGTAATATCTTCACTGTCAACATATTCTTTATTGACGTCAACGTCACGATCAATAGCATAATATGCAACTAAATCTGGTTTCATCTGTAATTTGTCTTTTTTCAATAATGAACTCACAATGTATTTTGCAACTTTATTAGAAACGTTATTAACAGTCAAAATAAACTTCATTAATTCATTTATCAAATAATTAATTCCATTACTGTAATTTCTGTTGTATCTGAATTGTGATATTTGTTTTATTATTGGGATTAAGCTAATAGCCTTCATTTTGGAAATATTTTGAATTTCATTATTTTTCAATTGCATTTCCTCAATAGTTTGTTTGTCTCCATTTTGAACTTTGTAAATATAAGTAACCGATGTTGTCATGTAGCCATTCAATATATCCATTCTACTGGTATAATTTCTGTCTAAATTTGCTTCTTCTAACGATGTTGTCCCTTCATTGGCTCCAAGAAATATAATATCTTTGCCTCCTGTCTTTAATTCCACCAACTTTATATTATTTTTATCTATTGATATTTTTTTTTCAATTAATTTTATTGTATCAGTTACGCGCGGTTTGGGTATTGACAGGACATCAACTTTTGCAGCTTTTCTGTTTTCTGCGGCAAGAAACTTGTCAAAGTATTTTTTCTTATATAAATCATTTTGTTCATATATATCGTGTTTTGAAAACTTACACTTAACACACACTGGACTCTTATCTTTGCTAATTCTCTTAAATTCATGTGTTTCTGAAATAGGACATTCTAACAAATATTTAGCATAAAACGTAGCCACTAGTGCATTAGTTCTAATATTTCTCAATATCAAATCATTTTCTTTTTCTCTTACTTTTTCAGATCCGCTTGTAAATATAACTTTGTAATCTTTTAATTTATTTTCTTGCAATAATTTGGAAATGTCTGATTTCTTTATTTTGCTGATTTTTCCTGATTTGATATTTTTTACAGTATATGACTCACGTTCGAGACGTTTGCCTTTTTTGTCATATAATAAAGACAAATCTCCAACGCCACTGTTTGTCAATTTAATTGAAGAATAAAGAAATTTGGAATGCGCCCTATCAAAAATTGCATCTCTGATAACGTAGAGGATATTTTGCGATATTTTTACACAATCTTCATCGGGACCAGTAGATGTGTCTAACACTTCCGCTATGATGTTATCTATTGTGGTTCTCATCAATATTCTGTAAATTTCATTGTTATACTTCATCAAACCATTTATTGAATATTTGCTCTTATCTAATTTTGGATATGGACCTGGTTTAAATTTATAAAGATCGTCAACTGTTAAAGTATGTGCTCTCTTCAAGTGTCCGATTGGACGCGCCACCGATGACCATGTCATCTTCATCATAGACAAAGTATAAATTGCGCCATTAGCATCTTCCAATTTTCCATTTTCTTCAATTTCAGGAACAATATTACCTCGATCAATTTCTTTATACGCTGTGATCACGATTGATTTAATAAATTGTTTATTAATTGTAGTAGATATTAGACCTTTAGCGTAATTAAAAACTACATTCATCACATGATTTAATAATTGTTGAATATCAGGGCGACCTCTAGTTTCCAACTTCTTGAATGTTATACCGGGGTTGGCTTGTGTCAAACGCATAAATGCCACAACAATATACACAATTATGTTAATTTGTATTAACTTTTGTTTATCAGAGTCTAACACTCCTCTCATTCTGTTAATTTTTTGTGAATGGTTTTTTATCAACTCATGAATTTGACCTGCAACTCTTCTTACGACGGTCTTTTTGTTATAATGCTTTGCATTTAATGTATTTCCATATAACTTTGTTGTTTCAATGAATATTTCTGTGGCCAATTCGTCTTCAATTGTGTTAACTCTTGTGCTACCGTCAGTATTGAATATAACATCCATTACTTCTAATTTATGTTCTAATAGTACCCCACATATTTTACAGTTAATATTCGGGTTAGATTCATTAGTTTGTCCGAAAACATTGATAGTTTTCTGTAATTCGTTTAATAACAGGTAAACGATATGAGGACAAAAATCTTTGAATTTACAAACTGAACATGCGATCAGCTCGTCAAATTGATGTAATTTCTGGGCATTATACTGAAAATATGTGGTAGTCAATTCGGTAAACAATTGAGGATCTTTGTCAAAATCATTTCTCAACTCAATATGTCTGCAGTCATTTTTCACATATTTTTTTAATTCATCATATGATCTCAATATATTTTTTCGTTCTTTGTCTTTCAGTTTATTATATTGTTTATTATATTTTTCTGTTGCCAACAAATTTAAAAATGCGTTTTTAAATTTATATTTGTTTTTATTTATTTCGAATCTATAAGTTGCAATTTTAGCATATTTATCATCTAATAAATCCTGATATAATTTATCAGTTCTATTGTGTTTAACGCCATAGATAACATAATTGTTATATAAATTTAATAAATTGCACGATTTAAGAAATATTAATGCAGATGGTTCTGAATATGCTGATACAGGTAATCGTGCGTTAGAATACTTACTTTTGTCAGAATTTAAAATATTGTGAACATATTTTGAAAATATCTCGAAATCTTTTATATAATTGAGTTTTGTAATATGTTGTATCAGGGAAATGGGATTTATATTGTAATTTGGTTTGAGAAAATCATAAAATATTGCATGTTGTCTGTGTTGATATGTCAACCATTGCTTGATAAAATCTAAATATTTATCAACAAATGCATTAAGTTCGTCGTCTGATTTAAAATAAATCATATTTAATTTTCCTATATTAAATTTCATGTACTCATTTTTATAATCATTAGCTCCTATCGGACCATATTCACCGATAAATCTAAATTCGTCATATGCATACAAATCATACGACCCATATAACATTAGGTCTCTGTAATCGGGGTGAAACGACATCTTAATCACATTATTGTAATTGATTGAGGTTGGAATTTGCACGCCAACCAATTGCATGTTGGTGTATTTTTCAATGTATCTGTAATTCTTGTAGTTTACATCATAAATTTTAGTATCAAAATCAGATTGAAATCCTTTTGTATATGTGTGGGTTTTTGATGAACCAACAATTGGAACTAAGAAATATGATATGTATTTCAGTTTTAATAAATTATTGGTTGGTGGTTCTATTGTTGGGGCTTTGATTGTTTCCATCAAAGCAAATGCATCAACATCGCTTATTATGTCATCTTTTGTTAATTTATCAAGTTCGAGTTGTCGTTCTTGAATATTGAGCGTCGACGTGTCGGAGGGCAGTGCCCGTTTTCTAAGTATCTGTATCTTTTTTTCCATTTGAAAATTTCTTTTCAATATCTATATAAATCAAAGCACAGATATTTTCTATTTTACAGTTTCTCAATTATGACACTGAAACAACTTAATTTAGATAACTATGATAAAGATACTATCAACCAGTTTGACACGGTTGGAACTTATTTCGTAAAAGTATTTTACAATACATTGCATAACAGGGCAAAGGATGAGATGTTTTCTGGAAGCAAACATAAATCAATAACAGATGCATATCGCGGATGGGTAACACAATATGTAAATATGTTAAGTAAATCAGCAACATTCGATGAAATATCAGCACAGATCTTTAGTTATTATTGTGAAGATTCTATGGTTCATACAAACCGAACTGATTTTATAATGGGATTTACAAAATTATTTGTTCCACTAGATTATCACGAGAATCTTAATATGATGGGATACATAACATTATACAAACAAATAATAACCGATGTTGTAAAATTATTTGCAAAGGAAATAACAGACAATTACATAAAACAAATAATTGATGATCATAATAATAAAATAAATGTCAGAACATTACAAGAAAAAATAATAAATCTATTCTGTTATTACAAAGACAGTTTGATTCAAAAATTCGTTCGAAAAGCAATTACTGTTGGAATGGGAGGTAATACCATAAATATCAGTAATAATATTGAACTCAAAATTAAATTCAAAAAACTATTGAAAGATAATTTACTTTATAAAAAACAGTTACAAAAAATCATAGCACATGTTGAACGATTGGAAAGAGAATTATCATCGCGACAAGAAAAAATAAATCAATTGACAATGATGACAAAATTACCTACAATACCAGAATATGATTCTGTGCATTCGAGAGACATTGCTGATGCGTTCGTTACTGAAAATAAAGTAGCCGATACACTCCCTGTTTTGCCAAATGATATTTTGTTCACCGAAAGTGAAGTCACAGTCAATGATACGGTTCCAACAGAATCAGAATACCGGCCAATAACAGAAACTTCAATTGAAATCGATGGTTTGGATTTTGAAAATAATTAATAACCTATGTCTTGTTCTTGTTGATCCGAGAACAACTCTACGAATTACAGTGCAATTCTAAAATACATGGTGTTTCGACCGTAGGTTACCATAATATTTTTTTGATTGCTGTTATATAGATTATGACGTACATTTTGAAAGATATTATCAAAGGTGGAGCAGGAGCAATTATAAATGTTCCTGTAATTTATAAAATATTAAATAATCCTGTCATAATAGCAGTATTAGTAACTTTGCTGATGCTGTTAATAACCATGTTTGTTTACAATGTGGATAAAGGAGTAAAAAATATATTGAAAACAACATTCTACATGTTTTTGGTTAATTTTGGGATTTTATTATTTTACAATCACGTAATCGATAAAGAATGGAAAGACAGACAAATAACTGGAGGAGATCGAATGTTATTAAATGATACTGCTGAAATTAGTGGAGGCGACAATAATGATGAATTCACTGCATTTGATTTACAACAATACAACGATAATGTTGTAGAAAATATAGATGAAATTCCGCTCATCATACCCGACAGTGAACCAATACCATCGCTATTAATAAGTGATTCATATTAGTCGCGTTCGTAAACTACTGCGTAGATTTACTCACCTCCTCTCGAAGACTTCGTCCTCGATCCGTCGACGCTGTAATTTTTTTGTCTACAGTAAATTCAACATAATAATTACAAAAAAATTACAGCGCCGACGGATCGAGGACGAAGTCTTCGAGAGGAGGTGAGTAAATCTACGCAGTAGTTTACGAACGCGATTAGAGGACCTCGTTTTCTATTAACATATGTACTCCAATAAATCCCAATGACAATATTAGACCTTGTATGAACGCACCTTTTCCTGTTACGCAAAACATATCTTGTTCAGTGGTCCCAGATAACTTTCCTAATATTTTTTTCACGAAAATATCAGACGTGACTATTATAAATAATATGAATATGAAAAATGCACTTTTGAGCGGTATGGATCGCATTATCTCCATAAATACCGACATTAAATCATTTTTTTCTTTAACCATGGTTATATAGTCACAATTAGTAAGAGAAAACATTTAATTAAGTACCGTGATGACAAATAAAAAAACCTCAGGTAACGAAATATTAATATGCGATGATGGCAGCATAGTAAAACCATTAAAAAAAAATGCTTCAATATTCAAAGATAAATTAACAATACTGTTCGGGCCATCCGAATCTGGTAAATCAACAATTCTAGACGAAATATTATTTTATTTGAAAGAAGATATTCCAATCGCAATGGCAATTGTTCCAACAGATGCTGTAAATGGTGGATTATCTAAACGGCTGGGAAAACCAATTGTTCACACAGATTTTAACAAAATGCTCATGGAAAATTTGTTTAACAGACAAGGAAAAGTTATGCAAATATATAATAAAGTCAACAATATCAATGTTCAGAGGAAACTTTTTAATAAATTTGCAACTTCTCGCGAAAGAAAATATGAACAATATGTGTTACAGGAATATAAATATGCTGTTCAAAAAATAAATGCTGCATCATATGAAAAATCATTTAAAGTTAGGACAAAGAGAAGTCTCGAATACCACAAAGACGAGAGATTATCTCTGTTATATACAACAACAATAAGAATAAAACGAAATAGATATGCTGAAAATATGGAAATGTTGAAATTATCGAAAGAAGATGCTATGATAATGAAGTTCTTGGATTTTAATCCTCGTATATTGTTAGTTTTAGATGATTGTGCTGCTGGAATAAAAAAATGGAGCAAAGACGAAAAAATACGTAAAGTGTTCTTTGAAGGGCGTCATTTTAAAATTACTTCAATATATACATTTCAGGATGACAAGACATTAGACTCAGAATTACGTAAACAAGCATTCGTCAATGTTTTTACGACGCCACAAGTTGCAAATGCATATTTTGAAAGAAAAGCAAACTCATTTACAAAAGAACAACGATTGAGAGCCCGGGCAGCTATTAATGTTGTATTTGACAAAGATATACCATATAGAAAATTAGTGTATATCAGAAAAGAAGATGCATTTTATCATAACCAATCAGAAATGTATGGCGATAAAGAATTTGTGTTTGGATGCAAAGCATATTGGGAATTTATAAATAGAGTCAGTAATCAAGAAGAAAATGTCATGATATCAGAATTATTCTAGTTATGCTCTGAAACTGCTGCGCAGATTTCTTCGCCTCCTTTCTACGGCTTCGCCATAGACCCGTCGTTCTATCGATTTTTTTGATTTTAAATAGAGTAAAAAATATTGTTGACGCATCTGGGTTTATATTTGATAAATATATTCTCTAATATTTTAAGACAACAGAGTATTTAGAGAATAGTTTTTACTCTACTTAAAATCAAAAAAATCGATAGAACGACGGGTCTATGGCGAAGCCGTAGAGAGGAGGCGAAGAAATCTGCGCAGCAGTTTCAGAGCATAAAGACTATTGATCTTGTAAAATCTTCGCAATGTTAAAAATTAAACCGGTCCTGGATAATATTTTTATAATTTTATGGTCAGAATAATCTATTAATCCTTGAAATGCTATTTTTTTTAGAATCCAATTACACATCATGGGTTCCGTTCTGATAAAAGGATAGATACTATCCAATATTTCGCACAAATTTTCTTTAGTTACTAACTTCAATATAATGTCTTTGAATAACAGTTTATTCAATGAACACTGGTAAAATGAAAATAGATTTAAAATATCTGCTATATCAGAATCACAACATAAGAACAATGATTGTTTCCATTTATTTCTGGTATATAACATAATCATTAACACAATGTCAGGATTTTGAATATTTTTCATTTTATACACATTATCATTTTTTTCTTCTTTATCAGTCAAGTTGAAATATTTGTTGAACAATTCAAAGTTGTCAGCTAAATGTTGTTTTGTTGTATATATAGTTCTAGATATAGTTTTAGGTCCACAAATAAGAGAATAATCAGAAGTGATTTTACATTTTTTATTATCATCCCATAACTCGTCGAATATACGAGGTATTACTTCGTCGTTAGTTGAGTAGATATTTCTAGGTATCGATATTATTCTAACCTCATTGGTATCTTGACTATTACACGTTATTTTTATCCACTCATTCCATTTATTAGCCCAACCATTGTAAGATATGTGAATATTATTTTCTTTTATTTCTAATATCGTTGCCGGACAATGTTTATTAATTGTATCTTTGGCAATTATTTTCATGCCAATATATAATGTTGATTTATGTTTAGTTTGATCATATCTGATAAAATCTTCAATTAAGTTTGATTTGTGTTCTGTTGTTAATTCTAGTTCTTCTGACATTGTTTGTGTTTAAAATTTGAAATTAATTCAATTTTTATATAAACGGCTTGTTTTATTTTTATCTAAAGAAATATTGTATTTTAAATACTTTAAGAAATATTTGAACAATGAATGATATTATTAATAGCGCATGGAATGATTATACAAAGGGTTTGATTAATGAGAGCGAAGATAGTGAAAAGGACATATGTGTGAACAATTGGACTTTTAATAATCTTACAACTGAAGATCTGAAACTGACAACTATAACTGCGAATATGTCCACTAAGAACGTTACGTTTAATAAAAGGAAATTTGCTACTAAATCATTTTATCATGAACCCAGCGGTATAATCATTTGTTGTTCAGACAAAGGGGTACTACCTAAAAAAATAAACATTACTACTAAAATGTTGAAAAATAATCACGCATGTAAACGAATCAAAATGATAAGATCAAATCATATGAAAATAGTTAGAGTGCCGGGATTTTACAGAAACAAAGAAATTAATCCAAACAAACAAAAAAAATCAAATAAAGGAAGAAAACCAATCACTAAAACCAAAAAACGTAAAACTGAAGGAAACGGAAATAACATGAGAAATCAGGTATCATTTACTGTGTCAGGAACTAAATTGAATTTTGATGCCAAACACAATAATGATTGTAAATGCAGAACATGCGAAGTAAATGACATAATAAAGAGGGAACTTATTACTGAACATGGTGTGAAATGTAAATGCAAATGTAATGCAGTACGAGGCGTAAAATGTGAATGCAAATGCAATGTAAAACATGATACAGAATGCAAATGTAAATGTAAAACATTAAAAATAACTGACAAAATAAAAGAAGAATGTAATGACAGTAAATTTAGATGTTATCATTCAGAAGAAACTAAATATGAAACTGTAAAAGCATATTTTGATGTAAAAGTATTTGAAAAGAAGATTCAAGTTCCAGGAGCATCAAGAGCTGATTTGAAAAATGCTGTTGAAGCAGTATTGTGTGTTAGAGATTATTTGGTTAGTTTTGGAATGATTACGAGAGATGATTTTGAACTCAGTGGATTGAGCAAACAGTTACAAAATTTTAAATTAAAAATAGAATTGACAAAACAATTGAATTTGCAAAATTTACAATTTAAGTTAATGATGATTGATGGGTGCATTCCAAAGAATGATGTGATTAATAAGTTAACGGTAAAATTTCAATATAATAAAAAAAGTACAACGATTGTTTATTATGGGTCTGGAAAAATTAATGTTATTTCTAAACAAAATACACAAGATATTATGAAAATATTAACTTGGTTTCTAACCGCCATCGATGAAGAACTTGGAGATGATGACAACGACATGAATTTATAGACGATCAGTGCAGCGCACCAATATTTCACATAGTTTTTTCTTACAAAAAATAATAAATATTCCCCAAGCGAAAATCTGCACAGTTATACAAATATCATTGTGCCATTGGATTATATGATTGTTGGTAATCATATTGTGAAATATCATTTATTCTATTAGAAATTCGAGCACGTGTATGATTTCTATATCTTGATGGTGGTGGCTGTCGATGATATTCCTGTTGTTGCGGTTGAGATTCTGTATGTTGTTGATATTGATTTTCTATTTCCATTTCTATATCATATTTCTTTTCTACGTTCTTTTGTCTACTGTAAACTATCATTGATGGAATTAGAGTAAATATTGCACTGCCAATCCAATGTATATTATTCTTTCTAGAAAATTTAGATATGGTACGAGACAGATCATATCTCATAAATCTTGTTTTTGTTTGAATTGTTTTGTAATAATCTGTCAAATCAGGAGAGAATTGTCCAAAATAGGTTTTTTTACCGTCAAACAAATATTCTAATCCAAATGCAAAAATTTTGACCCAATCATCTGAAGTATTTGAAAATTTGATATCATCATAATATTTACGATGTGATTGATAACAACGTTCTATATCTCGGATATCCGCACTCGAATCTACTTGTGGTAAATCATCCACTTGATGTCCTGATTTTCCAATTAGATTTCTTAATTCACTTATATCTTTTAACATTTCAGCTCTTCTGTCATCGTCTCGTAATTTGTAAGCTGATTCATAATCATCATTACCACTTTCTTTATCCATGTTAGGAACTACATCGTTTATTACTGAGTCAGTAATATTTTGTTTTCTTTGGTCGTCTGTCAATTTTCTAAAATTATTATCTTTATAATTTATCGGATCAGACTGATATTTATATGTCGATTGAGTTGATGGTTTATTATTATTTAATTTATAATTGTCTGATTCTAATTCAGCCAACATATCTTCGCTAGAATAATTATTTTCTAATGACAGCGGAGAAACATCGGCAACCTTGGCAATATTGCCATAACTGTTGGATTCGTCTATGACACTGAACATATCACCATTGAGTTCATCATCAGCCCCGAGATCGATGCCATTTTCGTCATTATATTGTTGTATTGATCTTTTAAATTCTTTTTCTACATCTTCCTGTTCTTCAGGACTTAATTTAAATCCACTATTGGTAATGTAAGTTTCTTCTTTTCTAGCTTTTTCTTTAGAACTGGGATCTGTGAAAGTAAGTAAATCTGTAATCCCTGTTATATGTGTTTTAGAGTTTGACATTTATGATAATATACAACTCTTTTTAAAATGACAAATACCGATGCCAGTCAAATTAAAAATATCCTCAGTTTTGACCTTGGATATTTACATTTTTCTTATGTTCTTTTACAATACACCGAAAAAGAACAGATAGACTGGGTCAAACGGAAATTTTCAAAATATGAATCTACTTCTGGTCATTATTATTTCAATATATTATTTTATAACTGTATCGATTTGATTCCAAATAACATAAAATTAAAGTATACATCAATCCTTGAAAGAACAACAGGTTTGAAGAAAGAATTAAAGAATATAGATAGCCTGATCTCGGAATACAAAATAGAAGTAGATTTAGTATTAATAGAAAAACAGTTAAAAAAGAACAAATATGCGCCAATGATGGAGCATCAAGTTTATTTTCATTATTGTGATGTTTGTCCGTTATCTCTTATTTTAGCAACCCAAGGGGTACATGTTGAAATTGATGGCGTGATGAATATCAGAGATTATTACAAACATGAAAAAGGAAATGTTAAGAAAAAATATGCTGGTGATTGTTTTGTGTCTGTCGCAACAAAATTAAATATATTGCGAAATTTACCAAAATATGACGACGTTGGAGATTGTTTGTTACAGGCATTGTTCAGAGTTGAAAATCCTAAAATTTGATTATACACAATATATAAACATAATAATGGAAAAAGGAGATTGCAAGAGATCATTTAAGGATGCTGTCAAAGAACTTAATTTGAAAATGATCAAAAAAATATTGGAACAAGAAAATATTTCCGAACATAAAATAAACGGGGCATTATTTACAGTGGTTTATATTTGTCAATGTAACACTGCGTTATTAAAACAAATCATATGCGTTCTCGTGAGTCATGGAGCAAATATAAACACCGTAAATATAAACAGTTCAACCATTTTGAACGTATGTTGCTCAGGGCAAATTATGATTGTTAAATTTTTAATTAATTTAGGCGCTGATACAAATATATCAGATGTCCAATTATGGAATCCATTAATGTCTGCTTGTAATATGGGATACACAGAAGCAATAAAACTTCTCGTACCAATAACAAAAAATATTAATCAACAATCAAAATCTGGATGGACTGCGATTATGTTAGCGTCCAGATCTGGATATATTAAAAATGTGGATTATTTATTAGATACTGGAGCTGACATTAAAATTAAATCGTTCAAATACAATGATAATGCATTGATTGTTGCTGCATGGAAAGGTCATGTTAATACGGTTAAATTATTAGTTGAAAAAGGAAAATCATCTGTCAATGTTAAAGGTGAAGATGGGTTAACTGCATTGGGATGGGCTAACTATGGTAAACACACGGAATGTGTGAAGTATTTGACCAACAAAGTCGCTAAAAGCAAGTCAATCACAAAAACATCTTTGATGAAAATCATTAATGTTGACATATGTAATATAATAACGGAGTTTCTAGATTTCAGAGTATAAATGCATGGGTTATTTTTTTAAATTTATGATTATGTTCATCAAATTTAACCCAACAATTGGTAACATGCAATTCCAATCGGGATATAATAATGGAATATATAAGGGAGGCGTATTTTTGGCTCGTTCCAACATGCCAATCACTATATTTGCAATGTCAACATTTATATAATTTGACAAAATACTTTTAAGTTGTTTACAATTCAGATGTATCTTCATTTAAAAATTCACAAATAGATATTATAATTCGGTGACTTTGTCCCTAAAATAATAAATTACTTGAAAAAACTGGTGAAAATTATGGAAAGGATAAATAAAACACAAAAATTAAACGATAATAAACTGAGAGATATGCTCGATGTCATAAATCGAAATATAATATAATATTGTCTATTTTGTTTCTTTTTTGACAACAGTTGGTTTTCCATCATTGCTACCAATAAATATGTATTTTGGAGAACCCAATCCATTTCCATCTGATACAGCTGCTTTCAAACTTTTATAAAATCCGACAGAAATATATGATGTGATTATAATTACCATGAACAAAAATAGAAACAAGAATGCCCCACATCCTATGACTAAGAAGTGTTTTAAACAACTACTCAATGTATCTTTATTTGTGAATGCATCTAATTCGCTTTCATTGGGATCTAACGACGATCCTCCATATAATTGACTATCAGGATCATTATATAATGATTGTTCGTGTGCTAGATCCTTTTTTAACCATCCTCTCAAATAATTATCATCAGATACTGATTGTGACACAGTTGATTGAGGAGGGTCGATCATATTATCTGCTTTAAATTGTTCTCTCAATTTCCCTCTAGCATATGGATTAAATAAATACGGATCTAAAGACGGATCTTGTGTTTTTGAAAGAGAAAATGTTGGATCCCAATACATAGGTTCTTTAGGAGGTCGTGGACTATATAAATTTTCTAGTGGATATTCTTCAGTATTTCCTCCGTATTGATACTTATTCTGATAGTATTTTTCAGCATATTTGTCAGGGTTTGTTGGTCGAAAAGGTAACAATGAATAAGCATCAACTTTATCAGGGTTGTTGAAATATCTGTCATAATAAAATCGTGGGTCATCAATGTACGACATTTGTTTTATTGTTTATATTATAGATATGAATGTTGTATTTATTTAAAATTTTGTTTTTGCTTTGTTATACATAATTCAAACAACACTTTATAAACATGAATTTTAAGAAAGAATTAAAAAGATTGGACATCAATCAATTGGATATAGTTTCCAAATATATGAATTTTGAAAAAATCTTTAGAGAAAGATCATTGACTGAAGAACAATTTTTGTTTGTGTTAAAATCAACATTAAATGTGTCTCATGATACGATTTTACAGTATGTTTCTAACACTGATATGTCATTTGATGTTATATTAAAAGTAGCTCAAACTATTGTTGATTGTGATAAAAGTTCTGATTATTGGACTATTATTCTAAGACAAAAATGTCTTGCTGATTGTTTGACCAATTTGGTAAAATTAGTTGACAAATTCAAACTTCCTGCAAAATTAGTATTTATTAATTATATTTGTGATGAAGAAACAAAAGATGGAGATTTAGTAGAACGTATGTTTGCTCTTGGTCATATAACAGAAAACACTGATACATGGGAATATATATTAGGTAGTAAATCTTGTTCTATCAAATATGTTCAAGATAATCTCGAGACGATTAAATTTTACGTTGGCAATAAAATGTGGAAATATATTGCGATGTATCCATTGACCAAAAAGTTTATTGAAAAACACAAAGATGTTTTGAGACAATATTATTATATTGGGTTTCCCTATACTTGTGTATTTTCCTCAACGAATTTAAATAAAATACCACTAAATGAGGTTATGTATGTAGTAAAGGAGTTATGGTTAAACAACGACCCAAACGGAGATTATGATCATTTATTTTCTGAAATAATGAGAAAATGTAGTTTTAATGACGAAGTATTAAAAAATATATTGGTCGCAGTTCCTTTTAAATTTAGACGTTTTATTTATGAACACCAACCTGCGTCCAGACAATATATTAAATATGATTCTTGTAGAAACTTTGTTGAATCAGATTTGGACGATCAGAACATATTATCAAACGGTTTTGTTTGTGAACAAAAATCACCAAAAGACACATGTGAATGGTGCGATATACACATCGAAATAAGATTATTTTGTAAAACTCGATTACATTGTCGTTTGCCTGTTAGCTATATCAGTGCAAGAACTATTTTGATGAATGAAATAAAATATGCTGGCTATAATTTAATTTTGAATATAACAGAAATAAAAAAACAGCCTAGATATATTAACCGAGTTTTACTGTTGAATCAAATTGGTGGAGGGTATATAGATGATAATATTGTATTGGTAGATCAAGAAAGAAAAGAAGAACCGCTTGTTATTTGTTTGGACGAATATGATGTAACTTGTGGTGAATACATTGATATGTTATATGGTGGTGGTAATACACCAATACCAATATTTGGTAGTTATATACATGATATTTATGAATGGAGAAACATCAGCGGATATAATTTATTAGTAAAATTATTCGAAGACAGATATTATGAAGAATGCAAACAATTGATTCAAAAATACGGAAAAACTAAATTAGTTGATGACGAGTGTGCTGAAAATATGTTTGAAATTATTCGGTCTGGACCATATGCAGATGGTCACGAATCTGTTATGGAATTAATATTCAATTAAGTTCGATGTTTGTTTTGTTTTTTTTTCGTGTAAAAATCACAATCTGATTTTAACGATCTCTGTCATATTATAAAAAATGTCAGGAAGATTACCGTTTGGAACGATATATCAAGAAATTCCTTTATTGAATAATAAAGGAGATATAATTACATATGATGATGTTACTTCAACAACTTTTATTTTGCCACTTGGTGCTAATGGAAATGTATTAACAGCCAATAATACATTAGACGCTGGTATTAATTGGACTGTTCCTGCAGGAGGAATTACACTAATTAACAAAGGCGATTTACTATCTCATGATGGAACAACTGAAAATATATTGTCAGTAGATCCAAATAATGAATATATATTACGAGTTGATCCTATGGCAACTGATGGAATAAAATGGGACAGCGTGAACACAATACTTCCTTCCAAAAGCAAAGGAGATTTAATAACTAATGACGGAATAACAAGCGTTGCATTGTCAGTGGGTGTTAACGGACAAATTCTAGTTGCGGATTCTACAGCAACTGAAGGAGTAAAATGGGATGACGTCAAAGACAATACATTATTAACCACTAAAGGAGATGTATTAACACACGATGCAACATCATCTGTTAGATTGGGTGTCGGAAGCAATGGACAAATTCTAGTTGCTGATTCCACTGATGTAAATGGAATAATATGGGTCGATAATGTATCGGTTCCATTAACTACAAAAGGAGATGTATTGAGTAATGATGGATCTATGAATGAGAGATTAGGAGTTGGAACAGATGGACAATTTTTAACTGCCGACAGTAGTGAAACTACCGGATTAAAATGGACAACGTCATCTTCATCTCCAATATTAACAACTAAAGGAGATTTGTTAGGATATGATACTGACACAGTACGAATACCAGTGGGCAGTAATGGACAAATTTTGGTGGCTGATTCGTCTACAGCTGAAGGGGTAGATTGGGAAGATATAAAAGATAATACTGTTCTAACAACTAAAGGAGATGTTATGACCAGTAATGGAACTAATGCATTACGTTTGGCCATAGGAACGGACACTCAATTATTAGTCGCGGATTCTTCAACGTCCGAAGGGTTAAGTTGGAAAGATGTGGCCGACGTCATTGGATCTTCCAATATTACTTGGAGAGAGCCAGTTATAGATAAATTGACTACTCCTCCAGGAGGCCCTTCAATAGGCGACAGATATGTTGTATTGCCGGTCGGTACAGGTTTATGGACTGGTCAAGATAATGACGTAGCAGAATGGAATGGTGTAACATGGGATTTTAATACTCCGTCAGAAGGATGGGCGTTATGGGATGAAACTGCTGATGAATTATGTGTTTATACTGGAGCGGCATGGGTAAAATTGGGTTTTACCATAGATCATTTCAATTTACAAAATATTGGGATTAATACTCACGTACAAATTGACAGTCATATTTCTGATACATCTAATCCACATTCAGTTACATTGAATCAGGTAACCGTTGCTACTACAAAGGGCGATTTGTTGGCATATACTGGCGCAACATCGACCAGACTTCCTGTAGGAACTAATGATCAAATATTGATCGCTGATAGTGCTCAGGCTGACGGAATAAAATGGGGAGGCACTTTGTCTACACTTGGTGCTACAATTAAATCTGACATAATAACTGGTAATGGTGCTTCAACTATCATATTTTCGGGTTCTCCCGCAAATGGACAAATATTATCGGCATTGTCAACTGAAACTTCTGGTTTATTGTGGATCAATAACACAAATCTAACGTTAACAACAAAGGGAGATTTGTTGTCCAGAAGCGCTGGAGCAGAAGTACGGTTAGGAGTTGGTACCAATGGACAAGTATTAGTTGCAAATTCAGCAATAACAGAAGGAATAAATTGGAGTGACGTCAAAGACAATACAGTGTTAACAACCAAAGGAGATGTTATGACCAGTAATGGAACTAATGCTTTAAGGCTAGGAGTTGGTACTAACGGACAAGTATTAGTTGCAAATTCGGCAACAACAGAAGGAATAAATTGGAGTGACGTCAAAGACAATACAGTGTTAACAACAAAAGGAGACATAATGACAGATAATGGAACAAGTTCAGTGAGGTTAGGAGTTGGGAACAGACGTCAAATATTAGTTGCCGATGATAATGCAACAAATGGAATTGAATGGGATTACGACTCGTGGCAACAACCAATACTTAATCAACAAACTACTCCGCCAGGGGGTCCAGCAACTGATGACAGATATATAGTTACTTCTGTTGCAACTGGTGCGTGGACCGGACAAGAAGACGATATTGCCGAATGGAATGGCACATCATGGGATTTTACTACTCCATTGGAAGGTTGGTCAACATATGATGGAGCCGCTAATGAATTTTATGTGTTTAATGGTGTTGCATGGGTTGCATTAGGAACTACTGTTACAATGGATCAAGTAACCGTTGCTACTACAAAGGGCGATTTGATAGGATATACTGGAGGTACATCTGCTCGATTGGGTATTGGAACAAATGGTCAAGTATTGACCGCTGCCAGTGGAGAGTCTACCGGGTTAATTTGGGCGGCATCAGGCGGAGGCTCTGGTGCAACAACATGGTCATTTTTCCATAGCACGGCAGCTGGTACTGGTGGAGGAATGACAACTACTCTTGCATGGACAACTAGACCGTTAAATTTAGCTGATACTTCTAATGCAGCTGGAATAACATTGTCTGCGAATCAAATAACAATAGCGTCCGCTGGAAAGTATCGATTTGAAATGTTCCAATCATTTGGAAGTATCGACGAAACGCAAATTAGACTTAGGAATATAACTTCCGGAACAACTATACAAGGATCAACTGCAAGTAACAAATTATCATCACCAACGCATTTAGCTTCATGTTGTTTGGCGACTGTAGCTGCTTCTGATGTTTTGGAATTGCAATATTATACGGAATCGGATGATTCTTCTGATAGTTTGGGATATTCAAATCCGGTCGCCGCTGCAGAGATAAATATATTTGCAACAATAAACATAACTGAAGCTTCATAAACCGTCTTGTGCATTAATCTGTCATGGAATTAACATTTACTCACATCCTCTCGAACCAGAACCCCAGGTTCTGGCTAAACACACCGTGTTTAGACTTCGTCCTCGGTAATCATTCTGATTACGCAACAGCACAGCTATTGTCGATCCGTCGTGAAATGTAAATCATGTAAATATATATAAATCAAAAAGAAGATAACGTGATAGTTTTTTACTTCACGACGGATCGAGGACGAAGTCCTAAATCCACTGAACACAAAGTGTTCAGCTATAACCTACGGTTATAGAGGATTTAGCCAGAACCGTGGGTTCTGGGTCGAGAGGAGGTGAGTAAACCTGCGCAGTAGTTTACGAACATATTTTAAAGAATTATTTCTCGTAAATATTAAACAAGATGATCACGAGATACAAAAAATGTCACATATTAATTTTGGAAAATATATTCATTCGAGATATCCAAAGTATGAAAGATCTGATGGTAGCAAGAGCGAACAATTTAACAATAACAAATATCGCACACGTCAATGAGACAAAACTTCCCAAGAAATTTGAAAGTTTGGAAACATGGGTAAAACATATTGATGTAAATTGCTGGCATTGTTCTCTAAAATTACAGAAAAATCGCATACCAGTTGCGTTGCCGTTAAATTATACTAAATCCTCAAATCAATTAATAATGGACGTCGAGGGAATATTCTGTTCATTTCCTTGTGCTATGGCGTATGCCAAATACAAATATAAAACATTGAGTAAAATAAAAGAAAAGTCTGATCTGTTGTGCACATTATTCCGTTATTTTTATTCAGAAATTATATATAATATTCCTTGCGCACCTGACAGACAAGATATGAAACAATATTGTGGTTCTATTGGAATAACAATAGAACAATACAGACAAACCGTATTAGAATTAGATCCTGGTTCTAAACATGAAAAAAAAATGAAAACTGTGCTTTGTGACGAAGACAAACTACAAAATATTATTATGAGAGGAAAACAAAAGAATGGATATGCTGCATTTTCTGGGTCCGGTTATTTCTAATACCTCAGAAATTGGCCTTATCAAAATGGAACATTTTGCCAAACACACAGTGTTTGTTACGAGCGGCCGAATTTCTTCCGGGTTGTTTTAATTTACATACAAAAATAAATTACAATATATAACACAAATTATATAATAATGAGCGGTAAGCTAAAAATAACAGCTGATGATATTTACAAGAGATCATTAATAGACAATAAAATCAACGAATATGTAAAAGAATTTTTACAAGATTTAGACGAACGAATTGAAAAGGCAGCATGTTCTAACTTAGAATATATGTATTACGATATTCCTTCAGTGTTAACTGATATTTACATTAATCCCAGTGGTATAAAAAGGATCATCTGTTACATATTGATACGAAAAATAGAAGAAGCAAAATATAATGTTAAATACACCATAACTAAAAAGGGAAGTTATGTATTGAAAATTGAATGGAAAATCGCATACAGTAAACAAAAAATGGCATGCATTGACGATTATTTAAAGAAATATTTAGCAAATTAACAAATGGTTCACTCATCAATAAACAAGAAAGTTGTTAAAACATTGCACAAATTTTGTGAAAAAAATAACACAATGATGTTGGAAAAATCGATAATATCAGAATATTTAGAAGATTTATCCCCAGAAGAAGAACTTAGAATATGGATAAAAAACGAATTTAGCGGAGAATTTAATGGAAAGTTTGAACATACTTTTCCAGGAGAACGTTTAATTGAAAGAGTTGAAGTATCTATTGGAGGACAAATTGTGGATTATTATTAGAATATATTTTGAACATATGGTCAATCTTTTTTTATTATATAAATTTCAGAAATACAATGTCACGAACCAAGGTTTCGGTAATAAATAAAAAAATACGCAAGAGATTGAGATTGAAACTAAATCGCCTACTTAAAGAGAAAAAAATAAGAACGACCGCGCAATGTTTGGAAGATAGATCAGAAACATACGCACCTGATATTCACGGAGATTTTGTAGCAGATATGGCATTTCATGTTGTGTTGCGCGATCTAACATTAATTTGCTGTGAATGCGAAACAATAAACATATTTAAGAATTTTTGCGAAAGAGAACATGTTTTGATGTTAGAAAAAAATATTATAGTACAGTATCTGGCTTATAGAAAATGTTGCAGATACACAGAAATAAGGGCAAATATTATTTGAAGGAAAATTTGGTATAAATAAACAATGGTAAAAATATCAACATATAACATAACTTGGTCAACAAGAATTAATGACAGTAATTCAGACAAATACGGATGGTCGGTTAGGTGGCCTAAAATAGTTAAAAATATACTTGAACAA